GAGCGGTTCGCTTGGCAGTCGATAAAGAAGATTCTTCCTGACTCGTGTAAGTGCATGGAAAGTTCTATGTTGAAGGACCTTGCATCGCGACTAAGTCGCTCCCCAAGAGTACTTCCCCGAGGTTATATGGCGTTTGTCAGGAAGACTGTCCGTGGGCTCTTTAAGAAGGGCTGGGACAGTGGGTCCTATGAGCGTCATTGTTTGACTGTATCACCTCCGTTATCGGCCACGGCCGAAACCGGTAGGGGTTCAGGTGGTAGCCTTGGCGACCTGGCTGGTGAGCAGTTCATCTTTTTAAATGCAGTTCTCCTAGGAGAAGTGCCTGATGACTACGAACCTTCCGTGGAAGCCGAGGCTATTGTGGTACAGTCAGCCGGAAAACCCCGTCCTCTTTCTAAATTCTCTTCTGAAGCGTTGCTGTTGCGACCGCTTCATGGTGCTTTGTACGATCATCTTTCCCGTAAGGGATGGTTGTGTCGTGGCACACCTACGAAGGAGAGTTTGGAAAAGGCGGGTTTTAGACGCGGCCAAGGGGTACTGGTTTCCGGTGATTATCGGTCTGCGACCGACAACTTGCCTTTGGAGGTTGCGGAGGAATGCATGCGCGTAATACTTGAGACTTCCGTCTCAGTTCCGGATTTCATAAAGAAATACGCCATGCGTATACTCCGGCCCAGCTTGTTTCAGCTTTCGGAAGGTATAGAGTTTGTTCCTAGTGTAGGTCAGATGATGGGTAGCTTTCTTAGCTTCCCATTACTCTGCCTACAGAACTTTCTTGCCTTTCGCTGGGCTCATCACGTCATTGGTAGCAGAGAGCGATCTCCGCTTCAGATCAATGGTGATGACATACTTTTCCAGGGTTCCGAGTCTTTTGCTCAGACTTGGATTAAAGTTGTCGGTGAGGTCGGTCTGGAGGTCGAGGTGACGAAAACTTCGGTGTCTGAAGAGTTCGGCTCTCTGAATTCCACCTTGTATAGGTGGAATTCGGAAGGCCTGCTCTTCTGTGTGAAGACACTTCGGTTTGGAATGTTACGTCCTCGACAGTTTATCGCCGGTATCGGGAAAACCTTTTAT